TTGCAGCAGTTGAAGCTGAAGTAGCAGAAGAAGCAGCATTTGAAGCTGAAGTAGAAGCGGCAGAGGCTGAAGTAGCAGCATTAGTTTCGGAAGTGGCAGCAGCAGTGGCTGAAGCTGCAGCAGCAGTAGCAGAGGCAGCAGCATTTGCTGCAGTAGCAACCTGCCCGTCTACATATGTTTTATTGGTTAGATCATTTCCTGTAGAAGGAGCAGCAGAAGAAGTAATCTTATTCGTACCCATATCTATAGCTGCTGCCATAGTCTGAGCATTTGTGTCAGTCTTACTTAGAAAATTTGTATCTACATAAGTTTTTGTGGTGGCATGTAGAGTAGAAGTAGGAGCACCACTTAGAGTCAATGCTCCTGTCATTGTTCCACCAGTAAGCGGAAGTTTAGCTGCTATAGAATTAGTAATTGTTGTAGAAAAATTAGCGTCATCTCCTATAGCAGCAGCTAACTCATTTAAAGTATTTAGTGCATTGGGAGCACTGTCTACTAATCCTGAGACTTGATCATCTACATATTTTTTAGTGGCAGCATCTTGATTTGCAGTAGGATCTGTTACATTAGTAATTCTAGTAGAAGTAACGTCTAATGTGCCGTTAATAGTCACATTGTTAAAAGTAGAAGTTCCAGTAGTAGATGTGACATTTCCGGTAACATTTCCGGTTAATGGGCCTGTAAGAGTTTTACCTACTCCAGAAGCATCTACAGATCCGGTTAAATCCCCTATAAAAGAACTACTAGCAGTAATGTCTGTACCACCTATGGTAGTAGCTGTAATTGCTGCTGCTGTAGTTGCTCCTATAATCGTTCCGTCTATGTTTCCGCCATTAATGTCTACATTGGAAAACGTAGCAGTTCCAGAAGTCTGACTTATGGCAGCAGTAGTCATTGTCCCAGTAAAAGTAGAAGTTTCATCTACTGTCAGAATATCTACTTTTGCTGTACCGTCTAAATGAAGATCTTTGAACTCTAAAGCAGAAGATCCTATATCTACAGTATTATCTGCAGAAGGAAGAAGCTGTGTTCCATTATTTGATAAGGCAAATACTTCTTGCCAAATTGCTGCTCCGGTAGAAGCATCTACACAAATAAATACTTTATCTGTAGATACATTTATCCAAATAGAACCTACATTGTAACCTTGATTAGCCAAGTCATTGTTTACGCCTGGGTTACCAGTAGCTGTAGTGTTGTTTAGCCCTGCTACTCCTCCATTTGCAGTAGGAAGAAAACCAGAAATAGAAGTAGTTAGATTTATAGGTGGGCCTTCTCCTGCTGTACTCCCATTGTGACTATGCCCAGAACTTACGTTAAATACTTCTACTAATTTATTGAACTCACTATTCAAGGGACTAGAAGTAATATTAGCGCCAGGAATAATTGTTGCTGCAGACTGTCTTATGTATCCAGCCATTTTTACTTACCTTTTGGTTTTGTATTTATTATTTTTATTATCTTCTTCCTGCTACAGAAAATTCAAACACCATTCCTTGTATAGAATAAGGATCAAACGCACCTAACGTAACAAAAGTAAGCTGTATAGCATAGCCACTTCCTTGTATGCTAGTGGTAATAATCGGTTTATCTGTACCACCGTAAATAACATTTGAATTTGGATCAATTGTTCCATCTGCTCTGTCTGCGTAATCTACACCCAATGCTCCATATTTCACTGGAGCACCAGCAGAATCTTGAGAATATGCTGCTGGATTTGTAACTCTAGGATCATCCCAGTCGTAGGTAAGTCCCATTTGCATTGTCAATGGGCCTTCTGCTCTGACAAAAGCATTTACTTTTCTAAATATCTTTCTAGTCTCTGTATCTCCTAAATCAAAATAAGGAGTAGAATATACAGATAAAATATCTACTCCATTAAACGTCTTGCCTGTTTCTTGTTGATAAACTTTACCGTCATAATCTCCATGTACTACTAATTCTTGAGTAATATTTAAATTACTTGAAGTAGTAGTTTTGATGTACGCAGAGTCACAACATGATGCTCTAATACCTAGTAAAGTACCAAACTCCCAACCTAATTTTTGATCTGCAGATCTTAATCCTCCAATAATTCCAAAAGAAGAAGGTACAGTAGTAGTGTCATCTCCAATAAAGAATCTTACTTGAGATTTAGATCTGATAACTACTGCATTCAGAGTAGTTAAGTCAAATGTAACCGATAAATCTCCTAAAACCTGTTGAATATTTTTAGATATAGTTTCTATTTCTACATCACCAATTCTACTTGTTCCAGCTACAGGTCTAAATCCGTCTGGAGAAAGAAATATTAAATCTCCTCCAATTTCTACTACACTGTCTCTGGCTACACATCCTACATTTGCAGTCACATTATCAATTACAAATCCTGCAGTAACATCTGGTGTAGCTTTTTTAATAGCGTTATCACCAAAAATAAATAGATTTGTACGAAACGGTTTAAATTGAACTACATCAAAACCTACTACTAACTGTCCTGCTCCAGAAGCTGTATCAAATCTAAATGGATCACTAGGAGCAGAATATGCTACTACTGCCGAATTTGAAGTGTCCCCAGACAAAAATAGATGATTTTCAAAATTATCTACTAAGGCAGGTTTATCTAGACAATTAGCTCCACCTGGACTACTAGCACCTCCAGTATTAGCTTGTAGTATTACTTCCCAACTTGTTCCGTCAAAAACTATAGCTGGGTTAACTCCGTCTACAAAAACTATTCTATTGCCATCTCCAAAATTAAATTTAGTAAATCTTACTTTATTTACTGTATTAGTTCCGTCTGTAGTTAGTCTGGTTAAAGGAGTACCAGAAGAAGCATTATGCCCTGCACCACTTCTTGTAGTAGTTAAAGAATATTTAACCCAATGGTTATTAAGTACAGATCTATAGAAACTATAAGTATCTGTAGTAGGGTCTTTTCTGGCAGCAATAATTATATTTCCTAAAGTAGGATGCTCATATAAAGCTGTACAGAGTACTGGGCCTGTTGCTGTTGTTGTTTCTCCTTTTACCTCTGCGTATGGGCTATTGTATTCAGCAAATCCTTCTATTCTTCTGTACCCACCAAAAAGACTTACTTCGTAATTTACTAATCTAGTTGCAGCACCTGGGTTATTATCTGATAAATCCAGATGATTTTCGTTGGAGTTTAACCCTCCATTACAGATTACTTTGTATGACTGTATTTGATCTGGCATTTCATAAATAATTAGAAACAGTTACACCAAATCTCTTAGTAGACATTACTCTAGTGTCTGTAAGATGATCATACTTATTAATAAGAATCGTCTGCATATTCTTGATGCCCTGCTGAAAAACACTTAAAGCTAGTCCTGCTGCTTCATTGTTATCTCTAAACATATACATATAGTAAAGAGCACCTTCTATAATTGTAGGGTCATATTGAGAAGGTATTCTTGTCACAGCATTAGCACCTAAAGCTGTATCATTTACCAAATCATCAGATACTAAGAAATATCTAAAATTTACTGTGTAGGCTTTATCTGGAGAAGGAGTTACGCCAAAGCCTGTACCATGTTTAGGAAATACAAATTGAGGTATACCTACTCCAGCACTTTCAGCAGCAGAGTCTACATCTCTGTATCTACTGTAATACTCATCTCTTTCAATGAAACGTAAAGTAGAGAAAGAATTTCCTAGACTACTATTTTTTTGTAATTGAAAACTGTTCCAGTCTGGAACTTTTAGATTTGTGGGCCAAGTGTATTCTTCTTGCCCTATAGTAAATACTTGATCTGCATTGGTGGCGTTAAAAGGCCATTCAAATTCTGCTTGATTAATTTGTCTAATAGAATTTTGTACAGAATCTTTAGCTAAAGCCTGTACACCTAAGACTGTGTTAAAAGCAGCTTCTGCAATTTCTACCTCATTTAATCTTCTAAGTAGCTGATTTGTAAGATGTAAAAAAGTAGATCCAGACATTGCTCTTATAATTTATAATTTTTAATTTAATTTAAATTAGTTTTTAGTAGTAAAGCCCGTCCAGATCTAGAGGGAGTAGATAAGGACGGGGCAAGTACTGAAATACCCTACCAGAAAAAAAGTACTTCAGTACATTTACATTTACTTAGCTAGATTATAGTGAGCAGTAAAAATAGCTTCTGGACGTAGAATCTTTCGTCCATAAAGCTGCATACCCCTAACTGTGTCTGAGAAAGTATCATGTGACCGATAACTTTCTGTCTTAGCTAGTTGTTGTGCTGTACTCACTGCTGACATATGACCTGCTACTACTACTCCAAAGTTGGTTTGAGAACCTGTAGTAGCGTTACTTCCTATAGTTGCTGGGCCTGTTCCTCTAAAAGGAAGATTATTGGACTTATATGTTCTAAATCCTCTAATCAGTCCTTCTCCTACTCGACCATTCCTAATTTCAGATCCACCACCAAAGTCCCGATCTACGAACTTTGAACTCTCATCCATTAAGATCTCATAAAATACTGGGTCAGCAACAAACCACCTGTCTGCTGTGTCTACGTTAGCTGAATCCATTAAACGCCCAATTCGATTTAGAAGTTCCAATGGAGTAGCTACTGCAGTACCGTCTGCATGAATTGGAATAGATGTTAGAGCATCTACTGTAGCTGAAGCAGAAGTGCTTCCTGCAGTTCCGCCAAAAGTAGTAGTACTTAGTCGATTAGCAGCCAGTAATTCTGTGTCTCCAGCAGAAGAATTAGCTTTTGTACCTGGAATATCACCGGATACTCTAATAACGTACTTACTACCGTCATGCTTATACCCAGATAAATAACCTAATACCTCTGAATCAAAAGCATCTCGCAACTTATAAGCTGCACGGTCTGTTGCTAGATCCATGAAATTGATATGGCTATGAGCTACTTCGATGTCATCAATTTTGAACATATAGTAGTTAGCTTGATCAATTGTCATGGTGAAATCTAGATCAGTCAGATCCGTAGCACTTAGAGTTGTACCTCTGGCGTAAGTTGAAATGGTGATATCTGGTTCTTTGATAATACGAACACTGTCACCAAAATTAGCGATTTCGCCCATATAATCGGTATTCGTAATGTCTTCTACAACAGAAGATTTACGAAACTCCTTCTGGGCTTTTTGAGAGAAAATTACTGGGGAAAAATTACCAGAATTTAAATTGGTATACCCACTTGCTTTTGCAAATGCCATATAAACCTTTATCCTTATTATTATGTAATAACTGATTCAAAAACGAAACTAAGGAGAATGCTAGATCTGGGAAGAGGCTACAAAAGTAACTTAGGTGGATCTGTGTCTGGTTCACAGATGGCTAAGATTTGCAGGTAATCTTCAAGTAAAGAAACTGCATCTCTATCGACTAAGTTACTTAGAAGTGGGACTGCGGAAGAAAAGCAGAAGGTTCTAAGTAATTTATGTAATTTATAAAACTTATTTAATATAATTAACACATATATTATCGTGCTGATCCTGTCAAGTCATAATCGAAACTTCCTTCTCTAATAGAATTCATAATAGCATCCTCGTACTTTTCAAATTCTTTTGAGGACATGCCTTCTACCATACTTTCAGAAAATTTCATTCTATTTGTGTTGGGAGGAGCAGCAGAAGATGTAGATCTGTTTACTGCTCTTGCAGCAGATTTAGCAGGATTTTTCATGCTGCTTTTTCTGCCTCTTCCTGTACTAATTCCTGTATCTACTTTGTATAAGTCAATTGCTCTAGCAGCAGCTTTAGCATCTGTCTGATTTTTGTACAAAGCATCTTGAATATTTTGAGGTTGTTCAGTCACCCATTCATGGAACTTAGGATCTGCTCTGATTTCATCAAAGTCAGGATGTAAACCTCTTAACTCATTCTCAGCTTTTTCTTTACCTACCTGTGCCTGTAACTCTTTAACCTTTACAAATTGCTGTTCTGACTGAGCAAATACTTCATGTGCGCGTTTTTGAGCTATAGTGTCTATGATTTTTGCTACGTCAGGATATCGTTCAGCCCATGCAGTTATTTCTTCTTCTGTCTTAGGAAACTTAAT